CCCAAGAAGCATCTAACTGCTTTGTCATTGCTGATGCTAACGTTAGAACATAAGCATTAGTAGAATCAGAACAAGAACCAGCAGCGATTGTAATATCATTATTTGCGTCACCTACACTGTTAGAGATATCAAGACCGGTTTTCAGAAAAACAAACCCCGGACCTGTAGGTCCTGTAGGTCCAGTAGGACCCGTTACTGAAGAAATAAGATCAACCAAAGATTGCATTGTAATCTTCTTAGAAGATGTATTTGTTATATTTTCAAGTTGTGTAGTAGGAGGAGTAAATCCTGTTGATGTATATAATGATTTACCAAGAGTAACCCTTAAGTCATCAAAATATTTGTTTCCTTCCAAATAATCTCCATTTCTGGAATTACTTAGTGTTATACTCAATCCTCCAAATATTTCTACTGAATTAATTACCTGTATTTCTAAATTACCATCTAGAAACACACTATACGTATCACCTTCTCTTGTAATTGTATAATAATGCCATGTATTTAAAGATATATTTGAAGTACCTGTTGAAGTTATAAGTGTACTATCATTATCATGCATAGTTATTTGTATTATACCAGAAGATGTGAATGTTGTTGATTGAATATAAATATAAGTTGAGGAACTACCCCATAATTCAATTATAGTTGGTAATTGTTCAGTCAATTCTTTACCAACACCAACATTATCTGATAAATAACACCAAAGTTCAACTGTAAAATCAATATCAGAATAAGAATTTACTATATCTTCATAATAAGCATCAGCTGGTGTATTATCTAAATCGGAATATGGAATCATTAAAGAAGTATTTCCATATTTAATAACATCATTTTGTATTTCAGAGTACCTTGTTCCACTAGATCCAAATGTCCACTCGTTTCCAGTAACATCTGTATATATTGTATCACCATCATTTCCTTCAAATGTTGCTAATATTGTTACAAGTGCATCTTCAATAACTTCACTATCATATATCATTACTTCATCAGAAGTAATTGGATTTGATTTAGTTTCAGTTGGTTCTATCCAAGAAGAACCCCTATTACCACGAGGTCCAGTTGGACCCGTTGGACCTGTAACTTGAGAGTCTGCTCCTGTAGGTCCAGTAGGACCAATTGGACCACCAGAAGGACCTGTAGGACCAGTAACTTGAGAGTCTGCTCCTGTAGGTCCTGTAGGTCCAGTAGGACCAATTGGACCACCAGAAGGACCTGTAGGACCAGTAACTCCACCTTCTAAAATAGCTGATGCTACTTTATCAGCAGTATTTTCCCAGTCCCCGCCTGTGTAACCAGAAACGTTAAAGGCATCATAGCATTTATCAAGTATTGCCATCTATTATCCTATATAGATTATCATAATGTAGGTATAGTTCTACCAGCCTCAATTTCCATGTTCTTCTTAATCAAATCAAATCTTTCTTTACTAAAAGTAAAGACAACATCAAGAACCGGAACTTCAACTCTACTTTCATCTTCTAAAATGAAGAATCTTACATCTCCACTTTCTGTAATACCATCACCTTTAACTCTTGTTAGAGTGTGTTTAAAAAGCGATCCTAATTGTTTGTAAGTTACTGTATACATTTGTTTACTCCGTTTTATATTTATTTAACTCTCATTATATATTTTACTGAGAGATATTTAGGCTTTACTGCTTCTGCAGCATCTCCGTTTACACCCGCTGTAGCACCAAAAGATCCAGATAAAACGTGTGTATGTGTAGATGATGTTGATGTATATGTAGTTGTAGTTGTATATGAGGCTACCCACACAGTACTTCCTGCACCGTGACCTCCTCCATAGATTCCACCTGTAACTGTATGGGTATGTGCTCCACCAGCAGCTATTGCAATGTTACTTCCTGTTCCTAACGAATGGTAGTGGGCCTCTCCCCCACCTGTAACTCCATATGAAGTATTACCCATTAAGAATCTATCATCAGTTAAATTAGGTAGGTATCTATTTGCACCATTAAAAATAGATGAAGAAGAATCATTTAGTAATGATCCATCACATATCTTATATGAATCAGATAAAGTGTCATATACTGTTGATAAATAAGTGAATCCAGCATTTGATCCATTTGTAAAGTATCCGGGAATAAAAGGAAGTACACATCCTATAGGAGTAGAAATTGGGGATAATTGTGTCATAGTTAGTGTTGGGGCAGAACCATCATTTCCAACTATGAAATTAAATAATTCATTTATTCTAACGAATTCTGCTTGTAGATATGTACCATAATCAGAAGTTTGTCTTGTCCATGTTCTTGTTTGGGTTTCGTTATAAACTGCCATTATTTGACCCTCATAATGTATTTCACTGCAAGATACTTTGGTTTAACAGCTTCTGCTGTATTACCATTAACACCACCAGTAACTAAACCAACATATCCAGAGATATCTGCATTAGCGTGTGTATGTGCTCCCTCACCCGCTGTAGTAGTCCGTGTTCCTAAAGATCCTACATAACCATCACCGCTGTCAGCAAGAGCTGATGTCTGTGCCATATCTGTAACGGTATGAGTATGTGCACCTCCTGTTATAGTTAGAGTTCCTGTGCTATGATAGTGACCAGTTCCTCCACCAATTACTCCATATGCAGTTGCTCCCATAAGAAACCTATCATCAGATAGGTTAGGTAAATAACGACCTGTTCCTCCTATTAAAGGAGAGTCTACAGCTGATAGGGCTGCTCCCGCACATATCTTCCAGTTAGCAGAAAGAGTAACATCGTCAGATTTATCTGTAAATGTACCATTAGAACCATCAGCAAAATAACCGGGAATAAAAGGAAGTACACATCCTATAGGAGGTAAATATTGATGCAATTTGGTTATAGACTCAATTGGTGCAGAACCTCCATTAGCAACTATATATGTAGCAATGTTATCATAAAATTGATTGAATTGTGCTTCTAATAGATCGCCATCATTTAGTGTTGCATTAGTAAACTCAGTTAGAACTTCTTCGGTATATGCCATTATTTGACCCTCATAATGTATTTCACTGCAAGATACTTTGGTTTAACAGCTTCTGCTGTATTACCATTAACTGATCCTGTACCAATATTACCAGAAAATTCTCCAATAGGGTGAGTGTGTGTAGAAGAAGCTGTGGTTCGTGTATATGCATACAGGTCCTTATTTGAGAAAAGAATACCTCCTCTCTGTGTTGCACCTGTAGGAATATATAGAGTAAAATTATGTTGGTGTGCTCCAGAGGAAGCTACATTTGCTGTTCCTTTACCGTGATAGTGACCCTCTCCTCCTCCAATATCACCTAAAGAGGTACTTCCCATCAAGAATCTATCATCTGTTATATTTGGAAGATAACGGCCAGCACCATTAAATATTGCTGAATCAGAATCATTTACTGCTGATCCATCACATAATTTATAATTGTCTGTTAATGAGATAGATACTGTAGAAGGTGTTCCATTGGAACCGTTAGCAAAATAGCAAGGAAGATAAGTAACAACACATCCTACAGGTATTTGAGCAGCATATATCTCTTCCATTGTCATTGGATTCTGTAATCCTGCATTACCTACAATGAAGTTAGCAAGTATGTCATATATTCTGTTAAATTCTTGTTCTAACAGAATTCCATCAAATCCGGTAGATGTATTCCAAGTTCTTGTTTTCTCTTCTGTATACAATTAAATGCTCCTTCTTTTATTTCTTTCAAGAGCTATATTTCTCATTTTATCTATTGCTTTATAAATTATCATTTTTATATATCCTTATGGAGTGTCGTCTATGATTGAGTATTCGTATACTAAATCACTGGTCTTTGGTATTGATGTAAAGTATCCTCTCTTGCATATCATAGTTCCAGTTGTATCAAACAAAGCAATTTCATTTATAGAATAAGAATTTAATTCTGTTGTATCTAAATAAACCGTATAAGACCAGTTACCATCACCTTCATCTTTTGTTGCTACAGTACGTCTGAATACTTCATTTTCTAATGCTGTATCTGCAGCTAACGCAGCTCTTGTTGCTCCATCTCCTAAAGCTAATTCAGATGGTTGATTGATATCTCCACCATTTAAAACCATGTCAGAGACAAGAGAGATAAAGTGCAATCTGTATTTTGCATATATACCAGCAGCTCTAACTTGATCAATAATTTCTCCTACGTTGAGAGGAGGAGGCATAGATCCAATTTCACCTTCCAGACCAAATTCAATGGCTGCTGGTTCTGCTGCTGCAGGATTTAACATTTTAGTTCCATTTAAAAGGAATGTACCATCCCAGTATTCTTCACCAGTTAATCTCCATAGTTCAAATAATGTACCTGTAGCTTCTCCAGTAGCACCAGCCATTGATTTACCAATAGATATAAGCTCTGGTATAGTACCAGTAGACTCTTGGGATGCTACTGCTATTGTTAGAAGCATTTGATATAATGCATCAGATTGACCCGGTTCTCTTGCCAACGTAAGATTCTCTCCAAGATCATCCAGAGTTAAACCTGTATTTGAGTATATAACATTTAATAGTCTTATTAACTCAAATTGATCATCTAACTCTGTAAACTGTGTGTTACATATCCTCAATAACTTTTCATTATTTGTACCTGTAGAGGTATATAGAAAAGATTGAGTAAGTAGGGATTGACCATCGATTATGCTCATCTTAGCTGACCACTATCTGAATATTATTTGCTTCTCCATATGTATCTGATCCGTCTGCATCACAGGAGGCAAATTCATAGTATTCAATTGTAACTTTTCTTGCATCTGGAGAAGCCTCTGGATATTTATCTATCGTAATAATTACTTCATCAACACCTTCTATATCATCCATTTTAGCCTCAAGCATCCAGACTCTAACTTCTGCCCCTATTCCCAGACCGGTATAAGCTGTACCAGTTGATTCTCCTTCGAGTATATTTGTGCCACCGATAACTTCAACAATTCTCTGTCGTATAGCTAATTTAGAAGCATCATCCCAAGTAGAATCACCAGTAGATGTAATAGTTACAAGTACATTAATAGGAACTTTTGTAGGAACATCCCATTTCATTGGATGTGTATCACCATTTTCATCTGTTACATTCACAGTAGTTCCTGTAGAACTACAATATGGTTCAATCCCTGCTGATTTATTATTAAATATTGTTTGAGCTATATCCGCATTGTGTGCAAGATCACTATCTACCAAAATCTGTATTGAGTGAGGAGGTAAACCATTCTCGTCTTCTGCATTGGAACTATTTTCTACTACATATGCTCCATACACTCCATCTGTTCCTAAGATGGCAGATAAGATGGCTGATACCGATGCACCAGAAGTAGTAGTTCTTAACTTATATCTTGCTCGCAGTTCAGGATCTGTTTCTATATCTGATCCACCAGTAGTAGGTGAAGCATTTGTTACAGAATCTAAACCTGCTATTGGAGAAGTAAATTCAACAATAGATCCAGCAGCAACAATGCCTGTAGGACCAGCAACTTCTGCTACAACAGTTACAGAAGTACCAGTTGATGTAATAGTAACTGCAGACGTATTTGTAAATACTATACTCGTTACAGTCTGAACTCTAAGATCTCCTACAGCTAAAGTAACATCTATAGAATCCGCAGTTACTGTACAAGATCCAGATGCTAATTGTGCTTCTAATCTTGCAATACCACGAAGAGCACACACTCTATCAAGAGAAGTTCCTGTGGCTGTATCCAAGAAATTGTTATAATAGGTATCTTCTGCAGCTTCCCACAAATCTGCAGCTACTTTAGCATTAACTTCAAGGAATTGCCCAAAAGGAGAATAGATGCTGACATCTATATCATCACCAAATAAAGTTCTTGCTTCTTCCTGCATTTCTGCAAGTATTACGTCATAGGATTTTAATATAAACCCTGCTTCAGATACGCCATAAGTTGTTGCCATTATATGCTCCCAGTAACAGTACCAAAGTTTGACTTAACTCTAAAAGTACCTGTTAAGTTACTATTTTCTTTATCAAATATTACTTCTAATGCAAGTATATTAGATACGTAAGGATCGCCCATAAGTATCTTTCTTATTCTTGTTTTAACTATTTCTTCTGAATCAACAGATGATCCAAGTATTTTAGACCACTCAGTACCTTCATTAAGCTCTAATGAGAATTCACCCTTTCTTAACTTAATTTTATTAGAAAGAATTTGTGAGAGTGCATCTTCATCATGTAATACAGAAATAACACCATCTGTAATAACAATATCTCCATTTGAATCTAATTCTTGTGTTGTTAAATAATAAGCCATATTATGTTCCTATAGTTGGAGGTGAGGTTGGTGCTCCAGGTCCGCCTGTCGGATGCGTGTGTAATTGTAGTGTGTGTAAAGTAGATCCTGTTGTTCCATAAGACATTCCCTGTGAATCGAATTTAGTCTCTATTGTTCCACCAATAAATTTAAATGTTACATTATCGGCTTCAAATACAATATAAGAATTTCCATTCTTTTCACCTATAATTAAACCATCTTCTGTAGTAAATTCTGTAGGAGGAGTAAACTTATTTGATACAATAGATCCTAATACACATGCATTTTCCATACTAAATAATGCTTCTGCTTCTACTCGTGAATATTCATCTAAAGATGTGTCTATATTTCTTGAACTAAATCCTACCCAAACCATATCTCCTATTTTATAAGGGGGTCTAATATAATAATCTCCTGCATTTATAAACATTACAGGAATATTTGGTATAATAGGATATTGTGTTTCTGTAGTAGTATCATCATCACTTGTATATGATTGTTTAAGAAATGGTTGAACATCTGCTCTCATCATTTCTTTATCAAATTTAGTTATTTTGCAAGGAAGACCTATTTGTATCTGCTTTACAAATGAGTTAAATGAATCTTTTAATAGGGATGCTAAATCATAAGTTGACATTATACACTCACTGCTTCCCATTCACTTATTGATGGTTTATATGTAGAAAATCTTTTTATTCCACCTACTATCCTATATTGTTTCTTATCTCCAGACCCATTAGTAATCATTACATTTGAATGTAATTTAAGTGTTGGAAAGAATAGTGTTTTAAATACAACTAAATCTTTACCCGGATTTCTTAAAATAATTTGTTTATCATATGATTTCTTAACTGTTTCGATTAAACCACTTTTAGGAGATATATTTATTATTTTACTAGCAGAGGAATAATTAATTTCTGGTACAATTCTTATATCTTCATTGTCTAAAAACCATCTTGATTTTGATAATTTACATAATTTATTTAATGAGTCCTCAAAATAAGTAGGAACAAATGATTTTAATAGAATATCTTCCCCTAATTGTATATTAGACATAGGAACAATAAATCCACATTCTTGCATAATATTAGATAAAATAACACTTACAGGAAGATTATTAAATGAATACTTTAATGCTTTTCTAAAATATTCTTGTTTTATATTTAATACTGATAATTCAAGTATTAAATTAGCTTTACTTTCATAATAATTTACTTTTGAGGTCTTTGAATAATCAATTTTACCATTTATAACTGTACCAAAATTAATTGAAGAATTAGTTATTAAATTAGAAATATATGGTTTATACCCAGCATCAATTCTAATATAAGAATTTTTAATACAATTAGATACAGTTGTTTTAGATGGGTTATAAATTTTTAATTGATGAACTGGAGTAACATTTTCTGAATAGCGTTGTTCAAAATCAATAGCAAAAGGAGGACAATCAAATTCATGACTTGCTATAGTAACCTTAGCATAATAATTATATAAACTAGTTTGTAAACTACTATCTTCAGTATAAGGTATAATTGGTTCTTCTGTTATATAGTTAATTGAGGCCATATTATGACTCTGTTATTGTACCATTAGGAATAATATAAAATCTTATGGGATTATCTAATGTATCTTTATTTAATTCAGTTATACTCATTGTTTCTGTTGTTAAATCCATTATATTAAATGGAACTAGTGTATCAGTTACAATAAAAGAATCAGATACAATTGTTATAAAATCATTTGCATATATAAATTTTCCTGAATATAATACTTCATCTGTATTAATATCTGTTATTATTCCAGTATAAAAATCACCTCTTTCATTATATCTAAATTCTATATTATAATTTATATTAGATAATGTAAGATTTGTTATTATAGGTATTTCTGAGTGTATTATTGGTATATAATTTAATGATATCATTATTGTACAAACCTCAAGAGTGGAGAAGGAACATGGTTACTCATTTTACCATTGACTAACATATTTACTGGTTTTGTTGTTTTAAATGTTGGTTTATCTGTTGTTTGCACATCTACAATTAATATTTGTTTTAAACTAACATCTATTGCCATACCATTTCCAGTTGATTGATCTTTTGTTCTAGTTACTTTAGATAATACCAATGACTCAATTAAACCGTCTTGACCGTTATAAGATAATATTTCTTTTCTCATTAACCACTCTTGTATTCTTGCCATTCTATCTGGTATATATTGAAACATATTATTTGCAGATCCACCTGTAGCCATAGAAGAAGCAGCACCGAGAGCTTGTTGTAATATAAATGCATCGTCTGTTAATATTGCCTTTATATTTATAGTCTTAGGTTTAGATATAGCATTATCAGTAACAGTATTAATTGTATTTACATAATCATCATTTAATGTTTCTATATCTTCTGGACTAGATGCTTCTATTGCAAATTCAGTTATATCAGTATTATCTTCTTCAACAAAAGATATAACTACATCAAATACAACTCTATCTCCTCCATAATTTTCAAGATATGCTCTTGTAACTTTACCTGTTATAGCATCTGATATATTGTCTGTAAATAACATAATTAGTAAATTTGTCTCCTTGCATTACCAAAAACTTGATTAAGAGAATCTTCAATATATTCTTTTATAATATTCCCTAAATTAGGAACATTTGTTGTTATATTTATATCATTTGTAACATATGTATCACCATATTTGGCTGTTGTATTATTTACAGCTTTATTAACAGAGGATAATGATGGTGTAGTTAAATCAGATGGATTAGTTGCTGCATAATCTATGGTTTTTGAATTATCATTAACAGGTAATCCCGCTTTTTCTAAACCAACTCTTAATGCCTCTGTTCCACCAAATGATATAAGTGCAAGATATACTCTTAAAGTTTTAATAAGAGTATTTAACCACCAATCTACATGTTGTATATTTTCAGAAAGATTTTCAAACTTACCCAACCACCAATCAAACACAGTATCATCTTTACTTCCTGTAAACCAATCATATAATTCTACCATTGCAGCATATATTGCTATTATTCCAGCTGCAATTGCAGCTATTGCTGGTCCTACTGATCCAAATGCTACAAATATTGCTACCAATGCTGCAACTCCAGCAACCAACGTAACAATAGCCATAGAAAGCCCTATAAATACTAGTGTATATCCAATTAATTTCTTCTTTTCTGGGGATAGTTCTTGTATAAATTTCTTAATTGATTGTAATCCTTGAATTAATAAATCAATAGCTGGTTTTAATATAGGAAGCATTGTTTCACCAAATGCTTGTCTTAATTCTTTCCATTGTGTTCTTACAGCAATCATCTGATTTTCAGCATCACCAGCAAGTTCTAAATATCTACTCTCTATTGTATATCCCTCTCTATTAAGCATGTTAAGTAAAGCTCTTTCTCTACCATACTGTGTTGTTTCATTCTTTAATTCTTTAATATATTTAGATAACTCAGCTATACCAAATGTTTTTGGTAATCTACCATATTGAATATATCTACCAAAGATTCCAGCCATATCTTCTACAGATGTTTTATTTATAACTGAAAGTTGTTGTAACTGTTTAAGAGATCCAGCTGCTGCTATAGCAGAAGCACCATAATTATTCATATTAATGATTGCTTGTTTTAAGGAATCATCTTCAGCTAAACCTCTGGAAGCATCCATAGTATTTTCTATAGCTTCTTCATATAATGCAAGATCTTTACCAGCTAACTGTCTAAATCTTATTCCAGTATTTTCTGCTTCTGCTCCCATTTTATATAAATCAAATGTTGCATCCACCACTTTAGATGCTATATAAGCAGCACCGGCAGCTTCTAATGCCCCATTAAAATTCTTAAGACTATTTACAACATTATCTGTACCAGTCTTAAATTTATTAAGAACATTAGAAAACTTATCTTTTAAAGATATGCTACCAGTAATATCTCTAATAGCTGTTGCCATTATTTATGTCCAAACATAGATTTTAGTTGTTCTGATTCTTGTTTCAATTTAATATCCAAAGCAGCTTCGGCTTCTAATATCTCTGAAAGGGGGAGATGTGAGGCTTCTGTATATGATAACATACCATATGCAATAAGCCTCCACCATCTATAAGATTCAATAGCATTATCTGCTATTGTTTTTGCTGATAATCTAGTATTAAGATGAAGATCCTTCAGGCTCTGGATATTCTCCACCTTGCCCAAGTTCCCCTCCAAGAAACACGTTGGACACTTGGGTCCAAACCTCCAACTGAGAAGGAAGTATTGTGTCTATTGAAAGTTTTTCTCCTATTTCTGGAAAACATACATGTTCAAAGAAATAGTCTAAAACCTTTTCAGGATCTAACTTAACATCAAATCCTTTAGAAGAATTAGAGGAAGCAGTTACCATATCTCTCTTCAATCTCATCCAAGCTCTTGTTCCCGGATGTTGAAGTTTATACTTTTTACCATAAACAGTTACAGTAGTATTTAATTCTGCAATAGTTGTTATTGGTGATTGTACTAATACTCTACTCATTTGTTTACTCCGTTATTTATATTTATGTAAAACTAACAGTATTCACATCACTACACATGAATACCCATTCTACCATTTGCTCAGTATCTGCAAATTGTCTATCTGGATCTTCATTAATCCATGCTTCAGAAGCAAGAGTAATTTCATCACCAGAACTATTATTCTTAACCATTATAGCACCAGTAGCTGTACTATTCTTAATTCCATCACAAAATGCATTTGAAGGTGATGTTTGTTTAAGAGTTACCTTAATTGTACCAGTAGTATTATTATTCTTTGTACGTGAAGGTTCTCCATGAGCACCAACATGCATTTTATAAAGTTCCTTATCTGCTCTTGATACTACAATAAAAGTACCATCTGCAAATCCTGAGAAGTTAATCCCATTAAATGAGAAGGTAACTTCCTTTGGGTTATATGTTCCTAAAAGATTAGCCATTATATTATTCTCCTTATATCCTTAATTATATAGTGATTGTGCCAGTGATAACAACACTATCAATTGATCCAGCTGAATAAGCAATAAACTTAACACCAGATAAATTACCTGTTGATCTATCATTAGTACTTAAATCTGCCCTTAAAGGAACTGTTACTTTGTACAGATAAACCTTATCATCTGAATAAATATCTCTATCATTCTGAGTTACTGCTTTACCGATAATACCCTGATCACCTGCTCTCTTAAGAACCGATCTTACAACAGATTCTACTTGAGCAATACCGGTATCATCAATAGGAACATTCTTATTTCTAAGTAACAATGAATAAATCTCGATGTTAAGCTGATCTGTAATCCAATCCTGACCGATCTGCAGCATAATAGATTTACCAGAAGTAGTTCTACCATAGTTGGTATAAATACCAGAACCGTTATTACCTTGAAGACCTATACCCTTAGCTGTTCTTATAACACCCAATTGTGTTCTGTTATAAGCATTAGCAGTTACACCATTAAGTTCTTTCCAATGCCAGTTTGTTGCCCAAGGTGTTACAGGCATACATAAACCAACAATAGCAGCATCAGGTCTACCAGTAATACTATCATGTACAATAACCGCTGTTCTATCTTGAGAACCTATAGTAGTTACATCTGCACATGTTACATCATCATTCAATGCAATAAATAATTTATCATTAGCTGCACACCAAGTAGCTACAGCAGCTTGAATGGTTGCATCTTGATATTCATCAATACAAACTGAATAAAATGCTTCTCCTAATTCTTCCAATGAATCAAGAGCTGCTACATATCCTGTTGAAGTTGCTGGGGTACATCTTGCTACTTTTACTGTTGATGGACTTACATCTTGAGCTAACATTGCTGATAGCATAAGATACTCATCGTCTGTAGTTAGATAACCCAGATCAGCCATTTCTGATGTTGCTGTAACGGTTTCAACTGCAATATCACCTGCTCCACCACCTAATATGAGTGGAATAAATGTTTCACCTGTTAATGTTACTACAGCAGTACTCACATTTATCGTAATGTCTTGTATAAAACTTGAAGCCATAATTTTCTCCTTAAAATTTAAATATCTTGTGCTGTATAAACTATTTCAGCATCTTCCACGTCATCTACTTCTGGAGTAAGCCTAATAGTTTGTATTCTATGAATCTCTTCTTCATGTCTATAAGTATATATAAAATGAAGATCAAATCCAATTTTAGTCTCATAATATGTATCTAAAAAGACTGTGCTATCTTCTACAGCTATCTGTTCAGAAGCTAAAACCATCTCATATTGCGTTAATATATCCTGACCATCTAAACTAGTAAACCAGTCTAATGCATCTTGGGCATAATCATATAAAGTAGCTACATCCTCTTTATCATAAAATGTTAATGAAACTAATATAATAGCCGTTTTATAAGTACTTACTAACTTGATATGAGGGTCTTCTAGACTGACTCCCGTACTTGTTATATTACTTATTGAAGGCTCATTGGTATCTATTAATATCTTATATGAACCAAAAGGATAATCTAATTTCTTAGTAATAGATAATCTACTTTGATCTTCTCTTACTATGTCTATTCCAAGTGCTTCAGATAGTTCAGAGAATACTTTCTTAATACCATTTACAGGAACCATTAAGATAAACCTTTTCTTCTATTATTCATTCCTTTAGTAGTATAACCTACATATCTATCTAAAGTAATATTGTTTGTTGCTAAATAAATATCCATTTAATTTATCTTTTTACCATAATAAATAGAAAAGTTACCATCAAATGTTCTATCACTTAAAGAACTTACTCTATATTCAGTTCCATCAAGAGTAATTATGGAATTAAGTTCTAATAAATCAGTCCCTACTCTGTAAAATTTGTAGTCCTGTGTTGAATATTCTTCATATGGTAAAATTTTTAAATCTTTAAAAGTAATAGGAAAACATGCTAATTGAATAGAAGATGCAGTACCAACAGTATCCGTAACTTCTCCTTCTACTACAGATTGTGTAACAGTAGAATAGGAAACCGTTCTTAAGAACTGTAAAATTGATTTGTATACATTTGTAATGCTCATTCTATTTTATTTTGTATGCTACTCCATTAACCAGTTTACCACTATCTATTAAGGTCTTATCACCATTCTTATTCTTCTTTGTAAATGGATGATTACGAGGACCAAGATTACTATTTACAGTCCTTTGAACTAATCTTACCATTTTCATACCAATATGATTTTGACCTTTTCTTACATTACCACTAGCCAACATTATATCTACACCTTCACCTAGTATTGCACCAATTTCAGCCGTTCTTTCAAACGCCTTTCTTAATGGTGCTCTCTGAGGAACATGTAGTATAGTTGTGCCTTTCTTTAATGGGAAACCAGATGCTGCCATCCATTTCCTTAAACCATCTGAAACCGGTATATTGGCACCGTATTCCTGAACTCCTGCTATCATAGCCAGATGTTCATTATCCTCTTTATGCCATCCTACTGAAATAGTTTGTTGACATAAACTTTTAAGATTCTTCATTAATTCGGGAATGTGGTTAACATCCTTAACTACTGACATAATTACCTATACTCTTTAGGCCAAGGAATATCTACACCTTCATATGCATTAGAATATGTGACTGAACTTAAACCATTTGATTGTATAGTTCTTGATACTGTTTTAGTTGTATCAACACCAACCATCATTAAATAGTCACATGCTTTCTGATAATAATTCTTATATGACTTCTCTGTTCCTGTGCTTTTACCAGCTCCACCAATAGATACATCTGCAACAGAAGCCTGTGAAAATGATTGAGAAGAGTTGCTTGTAGTTTCATACAGATATAGGAAATAACTTGCAATTGCATAAATTTCAGCCCTTACAAGTACTTGTTCTCCATCAGTTAAATCAACATTATTCTTAGCTTTTATACTATCATAATAATTAATACCAATGAATTTCTTCATCCATAACTCTGCATCAGCGGAAGCAAACCGTAAACTCTCAATCAATTCAAGATTAGAAGTAAAACTATAATCTGTGTATGATTGTAACAGTTTCTCAACTTTTGATAACATCTGTGTATATAACATTATATTCCTTTAATAAACTTTGGGGGCTGAGGTTATCAGCCCCCTTAATCTATCCTGTTGGAGGAAAGGGTTTTACTACGCCTCAGCTGCTGCTGAACAAGTAAGAACTGCTAATGATTCAGGTCTCCATATCTTAGCACCGAAGATAATCTCTCCACGGTAGATAGAAGCCATCTTAGAAGCATGTCTAAGTTGTTCCATTTTAACTAACTGATCTACATATGTCATACTTCCGCTGTATCCACCAATAGCTTTGTAAACACCACTATAAGAACCGTTGGTGTAGCAGTTGTTAGATTTGTAGAAATTAAATCCTAGTGCACTTCCCAAGAAACCGTTAGCAAATACGTTAGAATCTTGCATTGTTATGATAGATGCTAAGTAAAGTTTAGTTGCTAGGAAAGGAGGAAGAACCATGTATCTGCCTTCTTCGGGAACATTTGCTTCAGTCATTTTCTGACCAACAGTAAGAATGTATTCTATAACATTATCACTATTAATAGAAATAGGAGAGGCGAGTGTTCCTAAATCAGATACAATAAGACCAGTAGATGTAGCAACCATGTCAGCTACATAACTGTCTATCTTGTTACGAACTACATAAGCAGCACGTCTAATAGCATCAGGAATAAGTTTAGGCATATCCTGAGCTTCATCAACATCCTCAATGTAGAAGTTAAAAACTTCATTCTGATCGATAGACAGTGTTCTACCACCATCGTCAGTTAAAGTTTCTGGTGTTAGTGTAGTTGAATACGGAGTGTACGATTCAACCGTAGGATCTGCAATTCCATTAGCGGTAATAGACTTACCATAACCAGAAAGCAATCCTTCAAAATCCCTGTTACATCTGTCTGCAAAGACAAGCATGTTCTTAAGGGTATCATGAAAATATTTTGAATATAGCGGTATTCTGAAATCCTCTATGTTAGCCATTTATAAATCTCCTGTTTATTATTTCTTAATTAAATTATTAAATTCACCCTTTTCAAATGCTTTTGTAAAGTCACTTGCAGGTAGGGAAAGGATAGTATCTAATGATGTATCCCCTGAACTTTTACCTGTTTTCTTGGTCTGATTTCCTGATTTTACAGAAGCTATCCATAAATTAGCATGAGATTCATCCTTCCTTAGCAAATCTATTGCGTCTGCAATTGGAATAACTTGATCCCCTTTCTTTGCTACTACTTGAGAGAATCCATCAGTACTAAGAAGATCCAGATCATACTCAGACTTAAGCTGACTAATAACTTGTTTTCTGTTATAGATGTCATTATACTTACCAAGCTCATTATGTAGAGAATTCTCTATCTTCTCTTTTCTTGCTTGTTGTCTGTATGACTCTAATTCTTCCTTCGCTTTCTTCAATTCATCTACTTCTTTCTGCTCTGTATACTTTCGTAATTGAGCTTCTGTCATAGATGCCTTAATTGATTCCTCTTTCTCTCGTTCCAGTGCTTCAACCTTCTGCAGAATTGGTTGAAGTTTCTGTTCTATTTCTGCTTTAGTCTTAGATTGAAAGTGCTTAAAAACACGTTCATCGACTGGAACTTCTTCCCCATTTACTTTTATGGTTGTAACTCTAGTTTCTTTAACTTCTTCTTGAGTATTATCCTTAGCTTCTTTAATTTCCTCAGCCATTATTAAATCTCCTTACAGATGCCTGAGCACCTCTACACAATTACAGGATGTGTTCACCTAATTTATGCCTACTTCAGCGAGACATTTACTTAATTTTGTTGCGTCTAATATAAATATAAATTTTAAACTAAACAATACTGAGATAAATTTTACTTATTCTTGATTTTTTTCAGTATTATCTGTAGGAACATCAGTTGTGGTTACAACCTCTTCTATAGATGTTCCCTCTATATCATTAATAATTTTATCTATATTCTCATTATCTTCACCAAGAGTAAGCATAGCACGTTGTTTAGCTACTTCCTTTCTAAGTGAATCATATGGATAATTCTTAAATATAATATCAAGTTCATTCTTAATATTATTAACATCTTCTACATCAAAATCCGTATTATATTTAATTTCTGGATCTATTTCCTTACCCTCATATAGTGCACATATACGAATTATTTCATTCTCCGTATGTTCCAACTCAGTTGCTATCTTGTATAATATATTCTTCGTTTTCTGTGCATATTCAATAGACTTTAACTTACCTGAATCATATTGTACAGCCTCGCTTTCTGGATCTTTAAGGCCCAACTGATGATAAATATCCTGACTTTGCCTCTTAATCTCATTTATATAAGCAGTAGTATCATCCAAACTTGACTTAATAAATTCAGGTGGATTGGATGAATCCATCTCATATTCAAGAACACCAACACTACCATATCCCTTAGATATTATTTGATCTGGAGCTTTTCCTGCTATAGTTAATAATTGGAATGTATTATTGAATAATACAGAATCAATCATAGATCCAACATTATATATCTTTCTGCTTGACAAGGCTATATTCTGAAATGGATATGATTGCAATTCATCATTATCTAGATTATTAAAACCGGAAAAAACAACAGGTACTTCTCCTAAACCATGTTCTACAGGAGGAGATACTACAACCTCCTTTTCACTTACCTTTGTAAATGTAGTAGCAGTCATTTTATCCCATAATGTATATGCAACTATAGTAACTGGTTTACTATATGGATCTGAATTATCTATATAGGTATTATCTAATAGAATCCATTGTATTCTTCCCTGATCATCTAGTGCAAAATCCCTTATCTCGTTAAATTTGTATATCTGAATAAAAGGATTAATATTATTAATATTTCTCTCGGCAACCGTAATTGGATTAGGAATTTTTGGAGTATCTACTAATACTGCAACGGGATATAGCTCAGATTGTGTGCCTATATTATGCATAAGTAAGTTCAAACCCTTACCTTTATAGATACCCTTAAATGCATAATCCATGAAAGATGGAACTTTACTTCTATCTGGTTCCTTTCTGTATATAGATCCTATAACAATATTTAATGTTGGTTCTACGTGATTAGTATAACTTACTAATTGAGATCTATAATCAAATATCTCAGGTGGTTCCTTTCCACTCATATTATTTATTAGGTATTTATCAGCAGAGTATGCATTTCCACCAATGTAACTATCCCTGCATAAATTATAAATACCCTCATTAGAAGATAAAAAATAATTTCTACGCTCAAAAATATATTTGTATCTTTCGTCCATGTTAGCCATGTATATCTCCTGTTAAATTATACCCCGGTGGATACCAAACACCATTAATTACTGTTCCACCAAAAGGATCTGGTCTTTCCTTATGTAATAACCCACTTGCTGCATATGCTCTTGGTTTATGCCCATAAAGATGATCATGAATAGAATAACGCATTGCATCACAATTAGATACAAGTATATTATTAGCAAAATATTCATGATCATCTTCTACTGTTATATTATATACTCTTTGTTTTATTGGTTTTCCAATAACTTGATACTGAACAACCTTTTGAACAATAAATGGTTTTATAATATTTGTTTGTTGAAAATTCTGTTGTTGAAACCATAATTTATCTCCTACTTTTAAATCGGATATATTCTTCTCACCATAAGTTGTCTTAACTTTATGATTAAAAGTTGCTTCAATTATATTATTATTTATATTATATTTATTTGTTTCTTGTATTCCAGTACATTGAGAGTCTATTACACTCTTAAATCCTTTTCTAGTCAATACTAAATCACCAATTTTAATATCTTTTATATCTTTAAGTCCTAAATTAGTTTGTATTTTAGTATTACCAGCTAAACATAAGTGATTATCTTTATCAATAGGTATGTCTAATGCTACTCCATCTTTATCTACTCTGTTTGAATATTTCTCAATTTCATCTATAAGATTAACAGATGTACACAATATATGTAATTTCTGGTCCCTGACAAAGTTAATACCCTCTTCTATAGATCCCGGACCCTTCTTACATCTTCTTATGTTCTTCCATCCAGCATTAAATAATTCACTTATTAACTCTGGTCTCGAACTATCTGCGTATATAAATGCATCAAATGGAACTAATCGTTTCATCTGTAATATTAATTGATTTGGTTGTAGTCCTGTCTTGTATAGTTTCTCTTCTAAATATAATTCACCATCACATTTAGAAATCTTAATTATTGCACATGGTTCGGTAAAACCAAAGTCAATTCCATACCACTCATCAGATGGTACAAATGGTATATCATCAACTATATCCCAATTTGAATATACAAGTCCTTCTGTTGATATCCACTCACCCAAATAATCAATTTTATATCTAATAGGATTAGTATCCTTAAGCATCTTAAGATCCTCTATATCTCTGGGATCTAAAAATGGATTATCTTCTGCCCTTGCAAATATATATTCACTTCCGGGTACAGGATTTTGAATAAACCGTTTATAAACCCAATGGGATTTATTCTTTGGGTTGCAAGTAAGTATCCTCTGTCTTATCTGTCCCGGTTTACCACGCACCATTAAACGGCTTACCAAATACCAATCCTCTTTCAATGATGTACATTCTTCTATGTGCAGAAAATTACAGTCAGTAATAGACTTAATATTATCCAAATGGCTCTCATTAGGTATAGACAGAAATAATATCTGAGATCCACCCTTAAGTTTAATAGTAAATGGTATAGTCATAAGGCACTCATGAGGAACCTGCATTGCAGAAAGCCGTTCTCGATAAGTGTTAACAGATGAATCCTTTAAACTTTGATATGATGTCCTCATCACAACAGATTTAAGCGGTAGACCTTTAGCTTCACTTATTAAACTATTATAAATAATTTTATCTGCAGCCGTAAAGGATTTACCAGATCCCCTACTTCCACATAGTAATATCTCCCTAGCTGTTGACTTAAAGAAGTTCTTATGTGCTTCAGTTGGGTTGAAGAATATTTTAGGATCTAGTACCATTATACTTCGTTTTCTAAACCGGTATCTGTATTAAGATCAACCATTTCATAATCCTTTTTAAGAATTACATTAAAGGTTGGTGAAGAATCCGGTATCTCATCGTTAAATATCTTATTACTATCACTTGACTTTCCGTAAACTCTTGACTGGCACTCTCTAATTATATCCTTATCTGGTTTTAAATACCCGTTAATTACATATTCCTCAACTATTGTTAATTTTGGTTTCAAGAGTGCCTTTTCAAGTTGATCCCGTGTCATACCCTCACATTCCGTTATTACACGAATGAGTATATCTCTTCCTGATCTACGCATTTCCTTTACTTCGGTTGGTAATGGGTTAGGCCCACGTCCCATTTGATTCCCCGGTTTGAAGGAACCTGCATTAGTTGTCCCCGGTTTCATTCCTCTAGCCATATCGGTTTATATCCGTTTATTTTAAATCACGATATTTCATAAAATTATCATAAATATCTTCAATCTCATATGATGCCATCTTTTCTGCTTCTAAATAAGTTAATATTCTATTAACTATAAGAGTCCACATTTTCATCTTATCTACTTCTTTAGTTTCTATAAGTATTGTATCCATTTGTTTTCTCCGTTTACTTTATATTATTAATAATTTTAGGCATTTCCTTTACTACTTTAATAATTGAATTCTGCCTATCAAATCCAATTAATCTTTCTGGTTCTTGTGTTTCCACTACGAATAATGTTGTATTTAGTTTTATTCCTTCTACATCATCTCCAAGTTCCATAGTATTACTCCCAATAATCCTTTCGTCTATAATCCTTATTATATACAAAATTAATTGTTAATTCATTTGATTCCTTTAGAGCAGGTAAATTCATCTCTTCCCTAAATATACTACAATATATACACTTATGATCCATTGACCATTTTAATTTGTGTTTTATTAATTTTGCATCTGAACAATCACAAATAATTATATCTGTATCTTCTTTGATTTCAATCATTTGTTTACTCTTCTTTATCTTTTTGTGTCTTATTAGTCTGTTTCTAATATTACTTTTATGCATCCTGTATCTTCTTCTTCTGCATTGAAATCATCTATCTTATGCAATCTACCATTCTTGTATTCTAATGAGGCTGAATATAATATATTATTTACTTTGTTTCTTATTAGTAATTGATATTGATCTTGATTCTCATGATATAGAAATTCAATTATATGGTTATTTACTTCCTGCTTAAATGGTAATTTTCTATTCTCTACATCAATTATATTAAACATTGATTATTCTTCTTCTTCTCTATCATATACTTCTAATGTAACAGAATCACCAGTAAATTCTCCTGTAGCTGTAGTTACTTTTGAATTAAACTGATATATACCTGCTTGATCAAAATCTCCATCTACTGTAGTATATACTATACTATGAGTACCAGACAATGCTCCTATCCATGTTTCTTCTGTTTCGTCTGGTTTTACTACAATTAAAGAAAATGTTGTTCCAGAAGATATGGGTGATACAAAATCCACTGTTATTACATGCTTAAAATCCCCTTTATATATCTTACTCATTATATCTCCTCTATAATTATTTCTGATGTTAGACTTATATTACTTGTTATTTCTGATACTAAAGAGATAACTGTTACTATCTCTGAAGTTAGAGCAATAGCTGTAGTTATTTCAGAAATAAGGGATATCTTACCTCTTAATATAGCTAATAATCTACTAAAATATCCTTTAGTTATTAACCTCTTTGACTTTAATCCTTTTAGAATTATTGACATTAGATTCTTTCTCTTGCTACTGGATTTCCATCATCATCATTCGTAATCGTAAAGCTTATTACAGGTGTTGTTCCATCAGCTTTGTAGAATGAAAGTACATCATTTGTAAGATCCCATTTACCAGTTTCAATATCATAGATTGTCAATACCTGACTAATAAGTGTATCCACTAATCCATCTACAGTAGCTAATGCACTTCCTGTTGCAAGTCCAGATTGTACTGCAGTTACACCTGCTCCTGATAATGCATACCCTGTTTTATCACTTACTGTACTTACAGTGTATCCAGTCTTATCATTGTTAGTACCTACTGTTACAGTACCAGTAATTGAATATCCTGTCTTATCTGAAACCGTACCTGCAGTAACAGGATTAGAAACCGTACCAACCGTACCACCTGTAATTTCTTTAGTTACAGTACCCCATACAGCTGTAGCATTATCAGAAGCAGTTGGAGGAGTTACCGCTAAACTAAATCCGGTTTTATCTGTTACTACTCCAGAATATCCTGTTTTATCATTATTAGTTGTTACCGTTACCCCTCCTGATAAACTGTATCCTGTCTTATCTTGGTTTGTACTTACTGTATATCCAGTCTTATCTGAAACTGTACCAGCTGTTACCGGGTTAGAAACTGTACCAACTGTACCACCTGTTACTTCTCTAGTTGTATATTCCCAAACTTCCTGTGCAGTGGCCCCTGCTCCAGAACTTGTTAAAGTTCTTGTAGTATATTCCCAAATATTCTGTGCAGTAGGTGGTGTTACAGATAAACTGTATCCTGTTTTATCACTTACTGTAGAAGCTGTGTAACCGGTTTTATCATTGTTTGTAGTTACCGTTACCCCTCCAGTTAGTGTTCGTGATTCTGCAGCCCAATTAATTAATCCAGTAGATGATATTTTAGCATCTAAATTAGCTAGATTAGAAAAAGCATTAAGTGCATCCGTACATTCTGATTGAACAGGTGCATCCCATGCAGCATTCCACGGTATTGCTGACAGTCCACTACCACTGGTTCCCATCATAGAGGTATCAACTAAAATTGAAACTACACTGTGTCCTGCTTGTCCACTGATATCATCATGATCAGCTAGTGGTTCATCCCATACAGCGTCAGCTATAGCTGCAGCTGTAGGTGGTGTTACAGATAAACTGTATCCGGTTTTGTCCGAAACTGTACTTGCTGTGTATCCGGTTTTGTCACTTACTGTATTAGCATCAACTTCTGCTTCAATTTGAAAACTGTGTGAAGTAGTTCCTGCTATGCTATTTACCGTAGCACTAATATAGATAGTATATGATTTCGATTTTTCAAATCCAGCAGCTGCAGTTAATTGTAGCCTCTCACTGTAAAAACCAGTGGTGTTATCTGAATCCAATAAGGATAATGTACCAGTAGCTACAGGCGTAGCAGTTTCATCCTCATATACCCTGTAACTTGGTTCTGCATCTGCATCAGCTGATGCACCTGTTGAAGTATTGTGTGTGTTACAACTGAATGTAACAAAATTATCTATAGCCCATGACCCGTAATACATATTAATTTATCCCTCCAAACATTGTCCCGAATACCGGGCTACTAAACATATTATATTTTCTTCCACCTGAAGGTGGTGCTTCTGCATAATAATAATCTGCTCCTACTTGCCATGAACCATCCGGTATAGTATCTTCCTCAAAATCTGTACTAAATGGATAAGTAGCAGCATGTAAATCTGTACCAACACCAATTAAATCTGATGTAGCTGCAATATGGCAATCTTCACTCCCAGCAGCATCAGCCGTAAAATCACAGGCATCTACTGTAGTAGTAGTAGTTGTAAGTGTTCCATCTGATGAATGGTTTGTTGCATATGTTATTACATTTCCAGCACCATTGTAGTAATCAGCAGAAGAACATCCACCTATATAGTTATTGGTTAAGTATAAATTACCACTCCATTTAGAGTTTAAAAATCCATAAACTCCATTCAGAACAGTATTATTATAAATGTAGCAATCACCACCTCGCATATCTATGGATCTACCAGCACATCCGTATACAATATTACTTCTGACTACACCAGTACCACCAAATTGGATTGCATGAGATTCTGTATCGTATACTAAACAATTAGATATCACAATACCGGTATTAGCATTTATTTGAATCCCAATTCCACCACCTGCTGTATTTAAAACTGATAATCCATTGACTGTAACATTATCATCAGACACTGTTAATGCAACAGCACCCCATGAACCGCTACCAGCTATTCTATATCCAGTTCCCCTTGTTGCAGTATGTCTATTTGCTTCAGATACATTAACTGTTATTGTATGTGTTGCATCAGTAGTCCAACCATCAAATACACATATGTTAGAATCTGCTCCACCTGCACAGTTAAAAGTAATTGTTTGATCATGTGTTACTAAATCTGCATAATCTGCTCTTGCAGCTGCTTCAGCAGCAGATAAAGAAGTATAATCTGCACCACCTGAAGGATTAACTGTAACAATTAAATCTTGTAATTCCCAATGTGCATATAATGTTACACCAGTAGAACCCATTTCAAAAGTATCTTCAGGATCATATGCTGTTCCATCTCCGGTAGATGTAGTATTCCAGTTCCAAAATAAATAATCTGTTCTGGTTATACCACCAGAACTGCTTACTGTTACAGTATCTCCCGGTAAATACCTAGTAGAATCTACAGGTGGAGTACCACTTGTATGTCCATTTCCATTATACGTTACTAAGTTAGTTTCTGTGTAATCTAAATATACACCAAATACATATGTTCTGTCTTGTGTAGTAGCCCATGTTGAAGGTAATGTAGCAGTATCTGTTTCCCTATCACATCCAGAACCTGATGTACTATCGTAACCAACACCTATTGTTCCACTTACTACACCAAAACCAACTGCAGTATAATAAGTATTTCCTGATGTAATATCAAAATCTGTTACATCGATTTCATTGTAAGCATCATCAACAAAGTCTGAATTTTTAGAACCTGATTGTATTAAATTCCGGGGTGAATCAGAATCATATGTACCAACATAGACTGTGTTTCCTGATGTTGGTATACTCGATATATACACATACATCTTGGTACATATTCCGGTAGACTGTGCTTGAAAACTTCCACCACCTATTGCAGTACCCATATATCTAGCAACAGAAGGTAGATCACCCGTAGTACCGGGTGTTCCTGAAAATCCTATAGTAGGGTCTAATCTAACAGGGTATACAGCATCATTCATAAATTTTGTTGGTAATGATACTGTAATTATACCATTATCAATAATCAATGAACACCATTCTGTATTTCCTTTAGCATCAATTACAAATGGTCTTGTTATATGTGCAATTTTTCCGGTCTTGTATTTACCTTGTGATTTATTGCAAAATACTGCATATGATCCTACAATTTCATCAGGTCTATGATGATATTTTAAATAGTCTTCTAATGACATATCATCATTGTATCTATTCCAATCGTTTTCTAATGTGTCTTGATAATGAAATTCAATACCATCTGAATATTTTAAAGCATATTCAATAGACATATTTGAAGGGATTTTATTAAAAACAGTATCCCATTTAAGACGGCCTTTAGCATCAACATAAAATTCTTCTGTTTCGTCTCCTATGGTTTGTGCTATTTTACCATCAGTCAAAGAAGATACTTCAGAAGTTACAAGTTTACCGGTACGGTTAATATTAAAATAGAACTCTTCTGTACCACCAAAAGTAAAAGATGTATTTAAATTTGGTATGAATTTAGATGTATCAGACCCACCAATTACAACAACAGGTTTTACATCACCCAAATTATCTAGTCTGTATGTTGTACTATTTAATTCTATAGCAGCCATTATTTAACCTCTGTTAATTTTGCTGCAGTTATGATTGTATCATTTACTACTTTTGTGTTTGCAGTTATGGTTGATATATTACTCGAAAAACCATTTACATATTTAAATAATGCTTTGGGTCTTTGCACTAATTCTTTCCATTCCCCTGTAGATTTGTCATACCATCTTTCCGATATCTCAGGGTGTATTAGTGCTAATTCAGCATGTATATTTTCTACAGTTTTATCTTTTATATCAACCAGTCTAAACAATCCAGAATCAATTTGTTCTTGTTCTTTAGTTCCTAATTTCTGATTATCTTCATAAACTGCTATAACATCACCAATATTATTAAGTGGTAGATTTCTGTTATCATTTATAATTAATAATTTAGCCATTAGTTTACTCCTCTTTATAAATATAAATATATATCGAACTTTCACTCACATAATTTCTTATTCATTCTCGAAATTTTGGTGTTTTTAACACTATTTCTAATTCGTACTGGACCATTATCCCATTTCCAGCAGTAATTCAGTTTATCTTTGGTTTTCCTCAGTTGAAATGAGATAGCCTTGTGATTAACTCCATACACTTCAGCAATTTCTTTCTGTGATTCTCCATTGCTTAATCTAAGTAATATATCTATTTGTTCTACTGTTAAACTAGGATCATCAAATAGATCATTCTTAATTATATTATTAATAATATCTTCTTCGGAATGTATACGAGTATCTTTAATCCCAGCATCTACAAGTTCACTCTCACAATCGTTATGCATTTTCTTTTCCTTGCATGAATTTAAAAGAAACCACCAGAGTCTTTGAGAGAAGTATCCCTTAAAATTACCAATTGATTCATTATATGTCTTTGAGCACAGAACTAAACAATAATAAGAATCTGATACCAAATCGTCAAAGTCTAAAATTTTAAAAACGTTGTTTAGTTTGTAATATGATATAGCACAATTCCTAGCAAATTCAATTAATTCACTATTTAGTTCCATTATTTCCACCCATTTGCTAGTCTAGTCTCATATAGTATTCTATCATTCTCCACTGAATCTTTATTATAAGCTAATTTATACACTTCATCCATTTCACTTCCATTTATAAATGGATGATCATGCTTTATTAATGAATCAATACAATAACTATATTTACCCAATTGTTTACATCTTTCTGTTAATTCATTATCAGCGTAGCAGTGATTATATTCTTCATTTGCAAAATTTCCATCCAAATATGGTAATAATTTCTTGCTACCAATCCAAAATATAGCCAATTCTCCATTCCTATTCCCATCATTGCATGATACCAATCCATCCATTGCTGGATAGGTTTTAATCATGTGAACAACTGCCCTTAATAGAAAATCTTCTTCTGGTAAACAATCGTTGCTAAGAAACATTATCAAATCCCCATTAGATTTATATACTCCTCTATTAAATGTTTTAAGTGCTCCTTGCCTATTATCAAATGAATCATGTTCAACTATAACTTCGTAGTTGTCATATCCTGCATTTTCTTTTATTAATTTTAAACATCTCTCAAGTTTGTCTTCTCTGCCAAGTGTTGGTATAACAATTGATACTTTTGGGTGCCCAAAATAATATTTTGTATCTCTTAGATATTGTTTATTACATGGTTTATATTCAAGTGCCGTAAGAATCTCTTTTCTGGCTTCTGGTATATTACCTATCCAACCATATCCCCAATATGCATATTCATGAGGAGTTTCCTCGTAATGATTCTTCTGATTAGCATAAAATCCATGCCAAGGTATTTCCATTGCCATCTTGGAATAACAAACAACCTTCTGAGGGTTATTAGTTTTCCTATAGAAATCTGCTAATCTTATTAGTGGTTCTCTTCTAGTTCCATCGTGCTGAAATGATTTATGGTAGTATTCAACCTGTTTGTCCGGTTGGTTTAATATACCGTAAGCATCTCCAATAAACAACATTGACTGTGCTTCTTCCATAGCCCATCTTCCCATTTTAATGTGCCTTTCAAATTCCTTGATTGCTGATTTTGGTCGTCCATTCCATAGAAGTTCTCTACCAAGATAATGACTATTTCTATCATTATTTTGATTTCTATAACAATCTAATGCCAGTCCCCTCAAATATTGACCTCTTGGTTGATTTAGATTTTGCCAATGCTCCAACTTAAGAATAGTTGGATCTAATGTTGTTAATTTTATATTCTGTGGTGCAATTGTTCCTAATACTTCGTGTACTAGACCATTCCATTTCATCTTCTTTCTATTATAGAATTTTGATTGGGTGAACTCTACTAATGGTTTGCCATATTCATTATGACTAAAAATAAAATTATAATTAAATTGATCATATCCTTCTTCAATTAATTTATTAATTTTATCTATATCGAGTACAGTATATTCCTCATCAGCATCCTGACAACTAATCATATCATTATCTGCTAGAGCAGCTGCATAATTCCTTGCTGAAGAAAAGTCAAACAGACTATCTCCTTGTTTAAATAGTGGCTGTTCTCCAGCCACTATAAAATGATTATTAATATTATCTATTTCATGGATATCAGGAGATATCTTATATCTATTCCAAACCTCCATAACAGTGCACCCAGCATCTCTTGCTATCTGTGCTGTGTTATCAGAAGAACCAGTATCAACTACTATTACATCTCCACCATTTAATATAAAATTACCAAGAGATCGTAGCATTCTTGGTATATAGTTTCCTTCATTCTTAGCTATCATTACACATGAAAATTTAGGTTTATTCATTTATTACCCCTGTAATCTTATTATTGATTCTATTTCTTTATTATCATTCTTAATAATAAGCATTAACTGCTCTATATTACTATTGCACTTCATTACATTTAAACTAAACTCATTTGTTCCTAAAAGAGTACCATTTATAATTAAAGATCCACTATTAAAAAGTGGTATAACTGCAGTACTATGAAAATGTCCGATTAGGATGTTTTTAAAGTTTGTCTCAGTTACTCCTGATGATTCCAATGCACCGAATAGTTTAGCTGAACTCATGGTTAAACCGTAAAAAGGTAGACCACTAAATCCTCCAGATCCACCCCTACTCATAGTATCTCCATGAAGTATCAAACATCCATACTTTTCGTCAAAATAGTAGGGTGATCTTGGTACTATACATTCTATGTTCTTCTGTTTAGATAAGTTATGTTGTATCATAGATCCTAAAATGAATTCATGATTAAGAATTGCCTTCTGCTTATGGTGTGGTTTCTCCTTAAGTCTAGCATGGTTTCCAGTGAGGCATACTACTTTTGTGTTACTAAATTGTTTAGATAATTCCATTATCTCATACGTAAGATAATCATTCAATTTAAGAACTGCTTCAACTACCGTCAAGTCAGAATTTGATTCCAATTCCTGATGTATCGAACCAGAAACCATATCTCCATCTAAATACACTACTGCCTGAGCTAATCCTATTGTCTTAGCATACTTCTTGAAGTTTGTAAATACCTTTCTTGCCCTTTCTAGGATAATATCAGAAGTAACATCATTAATTCCCATAATCTCACTTGATTTAACAACCTCACCCAAATGCCAATCTGATAATAATAGAACTGCAGTTTTCTTTTCATCCTTAATCTTTAACTCCTTTCTTTGTATATATTCTAAAGGAGATATTCTATTTTTATACTCCTCTAAAACCGATTCATTTGTAACTGCACCTTTTAGGAGTTTCTTGTTCTCTTTTCTTAACTCCTCTAGTTCAGCATGAACTTTATGAGCATCTTTCTTAGATTTTAATTCATCTTTATCAATAACTGTATTAAAGTACTTTAGCCAAGTTCCATAAACAGGACAAAAATCCTTATCTTTAACTTCTGAATTCTGTCTAAAATACTCACGCCCAAATCCAGATGCATCTCCAAATTCACTCAAGTATTTATCAAACACTCTCTGTAATTCTGATCTAAGTTTCTTCTTGGTCATATAAAATTTCTCCTGTTGCAATAATATATCCAAATTTTAAACATTTTGGACATTCCATATTCCTCAAATGCAATCCAAAAGGACGCACAGAAATCCATCTGAATTTACATTCTGCACAAATCAATTCCTGTACCTGATGGGGACAATTTGCATTTATATCTACTATATTATTCATTTTATTACACATAAAAAAGGTCCTGTCTCAGGGCAACACTACCAAGACAGGACCTTCAACAACTACTCCTTTTCAGAAGAATCATTAGCGTAATTCTTTGATAAGGACTGAACAAACTCTTCATATTTCTTTAATACTGTCTTATCTGTCATTTCATCGAGTACAACATAATCTTCACTTAAGTCCAGTAATTCCTGACTGGTTTTAAAACAATCTATTTTGGACTCAATTCTATCCAATTTTTCTATTATCCTATTGGATAACTTAATCTGTCTTAGACACTTCTCATCAAAATAATCCTTAAGTTCATCTGATAGTTCTTCTTTAATCTCTTGAATCAGTTCGTTTCTCATTTTCCTTTCTCCTATTTCTTTTCTCTATATATAAATAATACTGAATTATCTCTAAAAGTTAATAGAGAAATTAAACTTTTTCCTTGTTCATATAGAATTTATGTAATAAATACGCTGGACACTTCCATCCCTGTTTAATAAAATAATTAATTGTATCCTCATTTGCTTCACAGGACCAGTTACCAGTTATCTGATCATATTCAATATCTTCACTCATATTAAAGAAATCCTTTTTAAGTCCTGATAATATATTACCCCAAGATACCCCATACTGCCTTTCCAGCGTGAGTATGAGCATATCCTGTTTCTTATTGTACTTAATTCTATAATATTTCATTGTGAACTCCTTTTCCGTATATAATAATAATGTCAAAAAGTATTCAAAATTGAAGGTAAAAATTTGTATAGAAACCGAAAAAATTAAAAAATAGTGAAAAAAATTCAAAATTTTAGTTGCCGATTTTGTGTTTCTTCAGTATATTGAGACTAAAGGAGATATAGAAAATTGAAAAAAAATACATAATAAGAGGAATTTGGTCAAAATTTATATTAAAATTAGAGCATAAAAAAGTACTATTATTATGTAAGACAAAAAGAAGAAAGGAGAAACAAAATGATTAACGTAACAGATTTCAGACAGTTCTTACTAAAGGAGTTGAATTCAACAAAGGAATTCAATACCGAAATCATCCACATTTTAAAGATGGCAGTTGAAGACTTAGAACAATATGTCAACATAATATGGATGGAAATCATGGATCAAGAAATCCATGAAGTTTGCCAATTAACCTTATTGGTCAACGATTACATGAATAGAGCTGCTTAAGGCTCTATAAGAAGAAAGAGGGATATCCACACATTCCCCCTTTCTTCTAGTTTTATATCTTGATGGGGGTGTGGATCGTGTGGGTCTTCACCCCCAACTTTTATCGGAGAAAGACAATGAGCAAAATAATGAAAACAAAACGAGTAGTAATAAGAGAAGAACTTGTCAAACTTACTGGTGACTGGTTATCTGCTCTTGTATTAAATCAATTTATGTATTGGTCTGAAAGAACTAAGGATGTTGGAAGTTTTCTAAAAGAGGAGAATAAAAGAAGAACTGAACAAACATTCTCTGAAGACGATATTGAGAATTTTAAACATGGTTGGATATACAAAACTGCTGAAGAACTTAATGACGAATTAATGGTTGGTATATCAAGGCATACTATCTCAAGAAGAATTGATTTATTGGTAGAAAAGGGATGGCTTACCCGTAGAAATAATCCTAAATACAAATGGGATCATACTTATCAATACAGAACAAATACTCTAAAAATTGAAGAAGATCTACTTAAAATTGGTTATTCTATTAATGGTGAAGATCTATCGAATGTTCCTCATGATCATATGAGTGAGCAATTTGAGCAATCAGAGGAGCATGGTGAGCATACAATACCAGAGATTACTACAGAGATTACTACAGAGATTACTTCAAATCAAGGAGAGAGAACTAAAGACGGTATTGATGATGACTCCTTAGCAGGAGGTGCTGAAAGCACTGAAGAAAAGAAACCGGTATTTCATACTTCTATAAAGACTTTTTCGGGGGAGTTGGACGCTGACCAACTTAAGTATCTTAAAGACAATGGAGCCAACGACAAATGGATAGAATTGCATAGTAAAAATAAACTATTATCAGATGCCATTAATCTAGCAAAGGAAACTACTCCAAAGAGTCCAATAGGATATATAACTGGTATATTGAAGAAAGGGATTATTTATGGTAAAGGAAGTCAAAAAGAAACTGGGACTGTATCTGATGTATGCCCAGACTTATTTAAGAACCAAGATGAGGAGAATGAGAGATTTAAAGATGAAATATTAAAAAAATACAGAACCAATAAAGGATTATGAAAAATACTTTAATTCATGTGCAAAGAAAATAGCATAGGAGTATAAACGATGTATAACAAAATCTATGAGATAATAGATAATATTGAAACCAGAAACGCAGTTCTTGTAAAGCTACTGGAAGAGAGTATAGGATATCGTCTTAAGATGATTGAGATTAAAATAGATCTCTTGGGAGATCTTATAAAAACAAAACAAGGAGAGGGAAAATGAAGAAATTAATTGGATTATTTATCTTATTAGTAATATTGGTATCATGTGACACAGGGACTAAAAGACAAATTATCCTGCTGCAGGGGACTCCCGGTGTAGCAGGAATAGCTGGAGAAAATGGTCAGGATGGGCAGGATGGTGAACAGGGAATACCGGGACAGGATGGAGAAGATGGTCAGGATGGTGAAGCAGGAAGAAGTCTATACGTACTGGATGGATATTTTGTAGAATTAGGATATTTTCTGCAGCAATCATCAACTACTATATCCATCATAAAAGCAAATGGATATAGCTGGACTCTAAATAATAATGGTAGCTGGACTACCCCAGAAATGAAATGGCAGACAACCGCATGTACCGGACAGGCATATATGTATCTTCCATCAGTAACATCTCTTAACAAAATTTGGGGTAAGCATATATGGTGGTGTTCATATAATAATAAATTTTACACACCAATGTCTCAAGATTCTGATGGATACGCTATAATGCAAAGTAATCATGTAAGCTCTGCATCTGTATCCAATGGTACATGCGGATCATATGGAGGAGTCTATTTATATGCTAATCTTATACCATTAAAAGAAATAACAAGAGAAGAAGTTGGTATCTATACTGCTATACAAGGGCCACTTCAGATAATACAAAAATAACAGGCCACAGGCCACAAAGGAGAAAGACAATGTTTTGGAATAACAAAGAAAAGAAAGTAGAAGATGCAGTAAAAAAGAAAATAGTAGAAGTTATATTCAAGTATGAAGATGGTACAGAAGATACTTTATCCCATATTAACGATGTAAGATTTTCTTCTATAGTTTGCAAAGGTGGAAAAGATATTTATAATAATATTAGTATAATTCAAGACAACACAGCAATACTTAGAATAGGGGATGTTACTTATGGTTGTAAACTTACTGGTGACATTACATTATCACCAACAATAGAATAACGGCCACAGTCCACAAAGGAGAAAAGGAATGAATGTAATTAAATTAAATGTAAAAGAAAAGTGTTCAGAAGAATGGAAAGACATAATAGAATATGAAGGATTATATCAAATTAGTAATTTAGGTAGAGTTAAATCATTGAAATTTAATAAAGAAATAATATTGAAACCAATGAAACTTCAAAATGGTTATTTAAAAGTACAATTATATAAATTATATTATACAAATCCTAAAGTAGTTAGACCAATTATAAGAAAATTAGTACATAGATTAGTTTTAGAATCTTTTATTGGAAAATCAGATTTACAATGTAATCATAAAAATGGTATAAAAACTGATAATAGATTAGTAAATCTTGAATGGATTACTGCATTAGAAAATGTTAGACATTCAATAAAAACTGGATTAAGAAAAAATTAACACGAACATGGCCTATTTAAGCCTAAAAAGAGAGACACATTTTAAGTGTCTCTGAGAATTAGAGTAAACAAAAAGGACAACCCAAGAATTATACCTTGGGTTGTCCTTTTTGTTCATCTTTATTATTATCTATTTGTTTGTCTTCAGTAACACTTGCCCTGTTAGCATCTGCATTAACCTTCAAATTATAAATTCCTATCAATGCTAATATAAGTCCCATTAGCTGCACACACAGTACAAATGAGAATACAGATAAACCAATAATGCATTTGACTACCTCAGTTCCTATATATAGAGCTGTGAGCAATAAGAATACAGAGGCCCAGAAGTATAATGGACTTGGTTTATCTTTAGAATAGAAGAATGATTTTATAAATTGTTTCAAAATCTATACTCCAATGCCAGATTAGCCGTTATAGCAAAATTCTTGCTGTCGATTGATTGATAATATCCCACTTGTGGGCCAACAGAGAAACGTCCATAGTTCCTTTTAAAGTATAGTTGACCCCCAACCATCCATGTTAACTTGGCCTGATCCAATGAATATGTCATTAAAAGTCCCGGTGCAAGACCTAGGGTGTACTTATATTCCTTACATTGATAGTTTAAATCATAGTAATAAACGGATTGTTTACATTTATCTTTACCCGTTATCTTAAGTTTCTTTTCATTCTCAAATACTGCAGATATGCCTATTTCATTTCCACAGGTATAGGCTAATGGATTACTTGTATCCACTGTGGTTTTAGGATCTGGTTTACCTAATGTTATTTCAGGTGGCTTATATGGTTTCAAGGATTTTGTTCCTGCAATATAAGTTCCTAGTCCTACTGCTCCATGAGTTATAATCAAGGCTGCAGCAATTACTAAAGCCTTCTTCCAAACTGGCCATGTCTTTAATTGATCAATCACTTGTTTAATCTCAACTGAATTCATATTTTACTCCTTTATCATCTAAATATATCTTTGGATCTATTGTTTTACCATCTTTAAGCACCTCAAAATGCAAGTGCAGGGCAACGAAGCCGCTCTCAGGAACTCCTATTATATCTGTATCCATTGGAATATCATCTACTTTTACAGATGGTTTCAAATGGAAGAACCTGAATTTATCATATAATTCTGATACAAGAAAAGCTGTGGCCTCTATATAATGGCCCCACTGAGATGAGAATTCTACTTTAGTTATTATAATCTCTTCTGGTGCATATATAGATAACGGTTTATATTCACTATCCACACAACGGATATCAATTCCGGGGTGTAGCTCCTTTTTGCCATCCCGTATTCTCCATCCATAGTCAGAAGTTATTATTAAAGGTTCATAATTGAATAACATGTTCTTCCTCATCTTCATTTATAATTTGATCATATTCTTCTTCTTGTACAGATATTACTTTAAAACATCTCATACAATGGAGTCCATAGGGTTTCTTCTCAAATACATGTTTACCATCTTTAGAACTTAAACAGTCTTTCATATATCTTTATCTATATATTGTTTTAATAATTTTATTCCTTTATCAACAAAGAAGAAGAATAGTACTGTTGCAGAACCTAATATAATAATTACCATTAATAATATTTCTTTTAATAACTTCATTTAATTACCGACACAGCAGCTGGTGTTGATCTAGGTGGTTTCTGCTTCTCAGGAAAGAACTCAAATTTAATGAAGAAGGAAATAATTGCAATAAGCAATACTCCTATTGCAGCACCTATTTTAATTTGTACAGTTTTAATAGAACTGTCTATCAAAGGCTGTGCTTCCTTATGGATTAAATCAGGAAGATCTCCCTTTCTACGTCCACAATCTTCGAATGTAACATTATGTTTATTATCAGTCTCTATTATAAGTAATCTACTTCTTACTTCATCTAGTTTCTGGGCTAAACATTTGTTGCTATCCAGAGCCTCTTTACGCATCTCTTTGAAATTTGTTTCTAATGAGTTAAACTTATCCTCTAGCATCTGTAAAAATGGTGCTTCATACATGTTCCCCATAATATCGAATTCCTTTTCAAGCATTATTTTAATCCATTTTCATATTTGAATTTATATTCCTGTATCTATCCAGCCCAATGAAAATATTGAAATAGTTGTATTTGTTGTTGTGGCTGAAAACCTATATCGTATTCTTGAACTTGAATCGGTAAATAATGTCTTGTCAATATGCTGCGACCTATCGGTAGAGTCCGACCACCCATCACACAATGCCCCAGAGGGTGTTGAATCAACTTCAGATGGTGAAGTAAATAAATAATATCCACCCGTTCCGTCTGTGTTATATATCCATGACTCTATGACTGCCAGTTGAGATGGTGGACAAATCATTGTTGACAATACAGCACTTGCACCGGGATTTGTTGTGTTCACGGACAGCACTCTCGTCTTCAGAAAAAACCGATTTCCAACTTGAAAAAATGGAGATATGTAATGAGTTGTTACCAGTGTATAGATTTCACCGATACGTCTCTTGTATGTATACCCTGCTGGCATTGTAGGTTCCGTATCCGATAGACTAAATAAAGCATCAATTGAACCATCACTATCTTTTCTTATTATATAAACATAGTACCAAGTAGTTGCTGCTACTGCACCTGTATCAAGACCTCCTGCATCTGTACCAACAGCCCAAGAAGCATCTAACTGCTTTGTCATTGCTGATGCTAACGTTAGAACATAAGCATTAGTAGAATCAGAACAAGAACCAGCAGCGATTGTAATATCATTATTTGCGTCACCTACACTGTTAGAGAATAGATCGG